GCAGCTATAGGAACTAATAGAATTCTATATGTTTATTCAAATAATGTCTATTACGATATACATCCCATTAAAACAGACTTTGGAGCACTAACAGATAAATTAGCTTGTACTTCAGGTTCACCTATTCTTACTATTACTTTATCATCCACTGCTGGTATGACTGCTGGAGATATTTTATTTCTTGAAAGTGTTACACCTCCAACAAGTTCAGGTTATAGCGCAGCTGATTTTGATGATAAAACATTTATGATAACTGAAGTAGTTGATGCTACTTCAGTTACTATTACTATGGGAACTAACGCTAGTGCTTCTGCAACCGACGGAGATCTATCCGTTAAATATTATTACCCAGTGGGATCAGTTGAACAGGTTGCAGGTTATGGCTGGGGTACATCCTCATGGGGTGGAACTACAGGATGGGGATCTGAAACACCTACTAGTAGTACAGTTATTGAACCCGGTCAATGGTCCTTGGACAATTTAGGTCAAACTTTAATTGCTTTAATTGTTAATGGGGAATGTTTCGAGTGGGATTCAAATGCGAGTACTGCAACAGCAACACGAGCGACAATTATTTCAGGTGCACCGACAGCGTCAAGGGATATGGTAGTATCAACTCCCGATAGACACTTAGTATTTTTTGGAACAGAGACAACGATTGGAGACCCAACCACTCAAGATGATATGTTTATAAGGTTCTCTTCTCAAGAAAATATTAATGACTATGCACCAACTGCAACCAATAGTGCCGGTACACAGAGGCTGGCCGCCGGATCACGGATCATTGGATCTAAACTTGGAAGAAATGCAATTTATGTTTGGTCGGACACGTCTTTATTTACGATGAGATTTGTTGGAACTCCATTTACATTTGCTTTTGAACAAGTTGGAACAAACTGTGGATTACTAGGTAAGAATGCAGCCGTTGAAGTAGATGGTGCTGCTTACTGGATGTCTGATAGTGGTTTCTTTAGATACACCGGTCGATTAGAATCTATGCAATGTTTAGTTGAAGATTACGTTTATGATAATTTAAATTCAACATCTAATCAATTAATTTACTGTGGTATTAATAATTTATTTGGTGAGATTACATGGTTCTATCCAACATCTACATCAAATGCAAATAATAGATCTGTTACATACAGTTATCTAGATTCAACAAGAGAAAGACCTATTTGGTCTACTAATGCTAGTTCTTTATTTACTAGAACAACTTGGGAAGATTCTGCAGTTTTTGGTTTACCTCATGCTACTCAATATGATGCAGGAGATGATGCCTCTTTCGATGTTGTAGGTAATACAGAGGGGAGTACAATTTACTTTGAACACGAAACAGGAGTTAATCAACAGGAGGCAGGAGTAGCAGCAGTTGCGGTACCTGCAAGTATTACTTCGGGTGATTATGATATTACACAAAAAGTTGTTCAAGGCTCTGCTACTAATATGGCTGACCTTAGAGGTGATGGAGAAAGTATTATGAGAGTGAGTAGAATTATTCCTGACTTTGTTTCTCAAACAGGTAATGCTATTATTCAATTAGATCTTAGAGATTATCCTAATGACACTGCAGCGAGTTCACCTTTAGGTCCCTTTACATTAACCCCTACTACAAAAAAAGTTGACACTAGAGCAAGAGCTAGAGCAGTAGCACTTACTATTTCTAACACTGCAGTAGATAGTAGTTGGAAACTAGGTACTTTTAGGTTAGACATACAAGCGGGAGGAAGACGATAATGTCAATAGATAAAAAAATTAGTTATAAAGATCAGAGACTAACTAAGACTCAACAGAAAAAAACTAAACCTGCTAATCAAGGTGGTGGGCCCAATTATTTAGGAAAACAAAAAAAAGTAACTGTTCCTAAAAAATGGTTATCTTCTCCTGATCACGTTGTAGCAGAACTAGCTTACATTACTCCAAGAGAACAAAAAATTTTATTAGACGCTGATTTATATGGATCATTGAACGGACAACCTAATAGAGGTCCTGGTGGAATTATGTCATTACAAGGAGATATGGGATCTGTAGGTGGCGGACCAAGCGGAGGCGGCGGAGGAGGTGGAGGCCGAGACAGAGATCCACCTAGTAGACCTTCTCGTCCACCTAGTAAACCAGCACCTAGTAAACCCGGACCAGCACCAGATAGACCAGGAGGCCAAGACGCTTCAAAACCTGATTTTGGTAAACCCGGACCAGCACCAGATAGACCAGGAGGCCAAGACGCTTCAAAACCTGATTTTGGTAAACCCGGACCAGCACCAGATAGACCAGGTGGTGGATATATAGATCCCGGTTTTATAGAAGCGATAGAAGAAGTAACAAAAGGAACATTATCTGATCCAGAAGAAAAATTAGATTTTGTTGGTGATACAATATTTGGTCCTACACAAAAATATACAGGCGGTAGTTCCTTATTTGGTGGTGCAAATAAATACGGTTACACAGATCAATACACCGATCCAACTAAAACAAATTTTGGAGACACAAAACCAGGGTATGGTGGGAAAATTTTCGGTGGTTTATTTGGACTTGCAACAGGTATACCTTTTATAGGTAGTGCTATTGGAAATGCTTATGACAAAGGTAAAGGATTATTTACTACTCAACCTCAAGACATGTCTAAGTTTAATAATTTAGGTTTGTACACAGATAGACCCCAGTTTACTGGAAAATATGGAACACCTACACAACAAGGTGACTATGATATTTATGGAAATAAAATTAATGAGCTTACAGGAGAAATTTTAGATCCGGTTACAGGAGAAGTTATTGATATAATTCCTGGTTATCCTAATGGTCCTGGTAGTGATGATGGGGGTATAACAACTCTTCCAACAGGTGATGGTGGAAGTGCTCAATATGTTAATTTAATAGATCAATATGTTCCGGATGACCCCATAATTCCTAATGATGCATTTTTACAAAGATTCAAAGTTAAAGACGAATTTAGAAAAGCTAAAGGTGACGACTTAATAGCGGAAGATAAAAGAATAGCAGAATACATTAAAAATTTATACACATAATGGCAAAGATAGTACAATCATTAACTAGAGCAAGTGAAGAATACCAAGCGGACACAGCGCAGTCTTTGGTTAGAGATTTAGATGCTGTGTTAGAGAAATTAAACACTACGTTTCAAGAAGAATTAAAACAGGAGATAGAAGCTAGAAGTTTCTTTTTAGATTAATGGCAGTAGTCAATCAATATAAATTTGTAGGAATAGATAATGATACCAGCAATGGAGAACTTAATCCCTTTGGTGCAGGCAATCCTTTAGTTAATGAAACTTATGTTATTAAATCTATACTAGTTACTTCTGCAGGAACACCTAGTGTGACCGTTACTAATAATGCTTTTACAGCTATTAAAACAATAGGTTTAACAGGAAATATTACAAAAGAATTATTAACCCAACCGCTAATAGTAGTAGGAGGCACAACCCTTACTATTAAAGCAGGTAGCACAGATTCATTTGATTTTGGAGTCAGCTATCTAAACATTAAAAAAGAGGTAACAACATAATGCAAATACTAACCCCCAAAGAAATCATAACAACACTTTCTAATAATAAGACAGGTGAAGTCTATGCTAATGAAGAAGCTTTAAAAGCAGCTAATATACCAGAAGAAGACGTAAGAAGAGATGTCAAGATTATAATGCCGGCTCTTGATTTACTTTCAGAAACAAAGTAAAGTAATAAACTCAGGAAAAATATATGTTTGAAGAACAAATTACAGAATCTATAGAAGCAGGAGCACCCGATATTACTTATTCAGGTAATGAAGGTCCGAAATCTCCACAGCAAGAACAGATGATACAACAGCAACAGATGATGGAACAACAGATGATGGAGCAGGAACAACAGATGATGGCTCCTGTAGATTATTCTAGTCCAGCTTTTAAAGCTAAATTAATTGACAAAATTATGAAAGACGAGGGATTAGATTTTGGAGCTGCAACTGCACAAGCAGAGTGGATAATACGTAACAAATTAAAACCAAGACAAGGTGCTGCCTTCGGTGGAATCATGGGTCTTGATGGAAGAAGACAATATGGTTTAGGAAGTTCACTTAAAAAAAGACTTAGAAAATTAATACCAAATGAAATAGCAAAAGTTGCAGAAGTTGCAGCGCCGTTTGTTGCACCGTTCAATCCATTAGCTGCAGGTTTGATGTCAGGTATAGGTGGTTTTGATAGAACAGGTAGAATAGGTTCATCAATTAAATCAGGATTAATGAATTATGGTATGGGTCAAGCAGGTAGATATTTAGGTGGAGCAGATTTTCAAACAGGAATTAATCCTATGACAGGATCAGGTGTACAAGGTGCAGGATTTTTTAGTAAACCTACAGGAAGCG